CGGGCTGGGACGGGCATGTGCGCGTGACGTCGGGATACAGGTCGCGGAAAACCAATGACCAACTGCGCCGCCGTGGGGTCGGGGATGTAGAAAGGAACCACGACCTCGACGACGCCGGGGGTCACGGTCTTGGTGTTGTCTCCGCCAGCCGAGCGGATGACACCTTGGTGGGTAGTGCGCGCCATGTAAGCCTCCTGTAGTGACGCTGGATCGGGATTGTCCCGTCAGGATGCCTCCAAGATACCCGACAACCCCCCAAAAAGAAAGGGCGGCTTGCGCCGCCCTCCCTTGCTTCACTGCCCATTCAGATACTTGATCGCGGCTCTAAGGTTGTCGGTGCTCTCTTGTAAAAGCCCTAGCGCTCGGTTGCAGCTGTTGCACAGCAGACCACGCACCCTGCCCGTGCCGTGGCAGTGGTCCACCGTAAGGTTTACGTACCGGTCACTTTTGTCTTTTTCCCGGCCGCCGCAGATTGCACATACGCCGCCTTGCGCCTCGTACATGGCTTCCCACTCGTCGAGTGAGAGATTGTACAGTTTTTTGAGCTCCGCGTTCTTTACGTTGCGGGGGCGCCGTTTGCGATACTCACGCATATACGCGGCTCGCTGTGCCCGGGTTGTTTTCGTAGCGTTCCCGTACGCGTATTTCTCGTCCCAGAAAAAGTTGTCAGGGCCTATAGGCTTGGTTATTTCGTGGCGGCGCAGCCGATGATTATTAGACGGTCGTTCCCCACCAACCCCGCCCACAAAAGCCCAGAAATCTTCCGCCCACTCAGGCACCATGCCATAGCGGTTTCTGTTTTTATGATAGTTCCACAACCCGTAAAGTGGATGCTTTTCCCTTTGTCCCCAGTCCTCGGGGCGCTTTGCCTTTTGCAGCATGGCTTCCTCCATAGAAAAAGGGGGCGAGTTGCCCCGCCCCCTCTTTATTACACTTGGGTAGTTTACGGATCAACCGTAAGGTCAGGCCCCAGGGCTCCCGTAGATGCAGCGCGGGTCGCTCCAGCCGAAGCTGTAACGCTCACGCGCCTTGTAGCGCATGTTGCCGGTGTCGAAGTCGCCTTCCATACCGGTCGACAGGGCCACCCGGTTGAAGTGGATGAGACCACGCGGCGCATCAGTCTTGATGAACCACGCATCCGGGTCGGTGAGGAAGTCGTTCACCGTGTACCCATCGGGCAGTGCGCCCATCGACTTCATCGCGTTCACGTCGTTGTCGGCAGTGCCAACACGCAGGTTCGACACGAGCAGGCGCTCGGCGACGAACTGCAGCTGACGCGGAACGATGAGCTTCATGCCGCGAAGGGCGACACGCAGCCCGCGCTCGTCAACAAACTCGGAGATGTTGATGAGTGCGTCCTCGAGCGAGGTTTCGTTCAGGTCCGCGGCCGTGGACGGCTCGTTGGCGAAAGTGCCGCCGCTGGTGAGCGGGTGGTCGGTGGCCATGAGGGCCTTACCGTCCCCGCCAGCGGTTGCGCCGCCGGTGAAACCATTGTTGAGGACCGATGCAGCCTTCACCTGCTTGGTGTGGGCCATCGACCGGGCCAGAGCGCGGGTGTACCGCGAGCTGAGACGGTCGTAGAGATTGTCCTCGATGGCTTCCTCGGTGATCGAGAATGCCAGCGCGATGGTCTCGTGGTTGTAGCGCGCCGTGTAGGCCTCTTGGGCCTCATCGTACGCGACCCCGGAGCCTTCCGACTTGGTCGGCGCCGAACCGAACCCAGAGAGCATGACCTCTTCTTCGAACGCGCGGTCCGAATTTTCGGTCGTAAAGATCTCTGCGTGTTGGTTCTCGTAGCGCTTGTACTCCATGCCGAAGAGGGCATTGAGGCCGGGCTCCAGTTCTTTCGCAAGTTGTGCGCGAGAGATAGCCATTACTCAGTCCCTCCTTACACGCCGGCCGCGTCGGTCGTACCAGCAACGATACCACCGTTCGGCGAGTTGAAGTGGTTGTTCAGGCGAACAATCACAGGGATACCAGCCGCAGTGAAGTCGCTGTTCTCCGGGTCATCTTGGATGCCCATGATGCGGAGGTTCAGCGTGTCGGTGGTGGCGATGGTGCTCACTGCCAGTGCAGCCGAGCTGAGACCGGTGGACGTTTCGCCCGAGGTCGCAGTCGCGAAGTTTGCATTGGCGAAAACATGGCCGCGGGCCGTGCTTTCGTTCGTGAGGGTTGCGTCAGACGCAATCACGAACAGCTGATGCGGGTCGTCATACACGAACGCCTTGACGGGGAAGTTCGAGTCAGCACCCGATCCCGGCCAGTAGTTCGAAAAGACTTTTTCTCCGGTGGTGGACGAAACGTATTCGCAGCCCCAGAAAACACCAAGAAGGCCCACAGAGCCCCCCGCAGCCGCGCCGACGATGTCGATGAAACCGGTCGAGAGCGGGATGACAGGAGAGCCCTGATAGATCGCGTTGGTGTTTCCGGACGCAATACGATATTCGGTCACACCGGAATTGTTCGCGTTCTGACCCATCTTGCCGACAGGGCGCAGACCGAACGATCCGTTGGTGTTAGCCATCGTAAGGCTCCTTCATTTCCATTATTCGGAGCCGCTTCCGCGACCTCCGAAGGTGACACGACTTTTCCGATCAGCATGGATCGGCATTTGCGGGTTGTTTTCCCGCATCAGGTCCTGATCAACAGCGGTCATCTGCTCGCGGGTCCGGTTCCCGTAGTACTCGGATCGTTCCGCCACTGTTTCTTCAGGTATACGGCACAGGATGAGTCCGCCGTTACCGATGACGCCAGCGTACTGGCCTTCACTAATCACGGGGTACATGTCCCCGAACTCGGTAAGCTCCTCGGCACGGACGGGTTCCCACCCTTCGCGAAGACGGGAGAACGCATTGGTCTTGTCGTCCTCTCCTCGCATCTGCACCCTAATCCACCGGTGAACGTAACCATCGGGTGCCGGCGGTGCGGCAAGGCGGTTAGGGGGTGCCCAAGGCTTTCTGCGCGACTTGTTCTCGCGAGTTTCAGTGGTGCGTGGTGCTCTGTTTGTCGCCATGATCTCAGTCCTTCACGTATTTCGCGTACTCTTCCAGCGGAACGCCGAGTTTTTCGGCAATCGCAACCTGAGAAGGCGAGAGCTTCACCGTTCTGCGCCCCGATTTTCGTCCGCGGGATGCTGAAGAGTTGCCGGGAGCGACGCGCGAACTCTTCCCCGTATTCTGCGACCGGAACTTGTGCGGAAACTCCGTACGGATCCGGCGATCGATCTCATTATAGTATTCATCGCTCGTCGGGTCAAAGCCCTCTTCCTCAACCAACTTGCGGTGGATCCCGAACGCGGCGTAGGTCATGGTTTCGTCCTGACCGAACCACTCGTTCTTCTCCGCCCAGTCCTGCGCCTTCGGGTCAGGATCGGGTTGCTGCGGTTGCTGCGGTTGCTGGTAGTACTGTTGCTGGGCATCGGGCTCCGGGGCAGGCTGGGCCTGCATCCGCTCCGACTTCGCCTTGGCAAGCCGGTGGCGCTCCTGTTCCACCGACAGGCGCGACAGCTGCTGCTGGGCCTCGAACATCTTGTCCGTGTCTCCAGACTCGTAGGCGTCGCGGTAAGCCTGTTTCAGGCGCTCGGCCTGAGCCTCGAGGCGGTTGCCGTACTCGGTAATGTACCCTTGGTCGAGGCCTTGCAGGCGCTTCTGCAGCTCTTCGTTTTGCTGCTGGATGGCCTGCGCGTAACGGATAGCCTCCTGCTGATCGCGTTCGGCCTGCCGGTACTTGGCGGTCAGCTGCTTGATGCGCTTCTGCACACCTTGGCTGTACTCGTCGAGCTCTTCGTCGGACCCCGGTTCCGCAGCTTCCTTGCCTTCCGACTTGGACTCTTCCGGCTCCGGTTCTGGCTCGGGCTCAGGAGTCTCCTCCATCTTGTCTTTGGCCAGCTTCTGGTCTTCCGCGTTCTCTTCCAGCTCGATCTCGACGGTGTCGTCCGTCTCTTGCTCAGACATGTGTGATGTCCTCCGGGTCTGCGATGGTCGCGATGATCTCGTCATCGTTCAGGATGCGGATTTCCCCACCATCGATCTTGAAACGGGAGCCGGCGTAGCGACCAATGCACACCCAATCCCCCTCCTTGCACCACGGCTCGTTGCCTGCGCCAAACTTGTCGGGGTCCTGATAGGCCAGCGGCCCGACACGAAGGACATAGGCCACGACCGTGGCAACGGCTTCACGTTCTCGCACCTCATCCGGTACGAACAAACCACCTTTCGTCTGCCCCTTGCCGTGGTAGGGCATAACAAGAACCCGCCAGCCTGTCGTCGACATCGTCTTCCTGTTTCTCCAGCAGGGCCTTGATTTCATCACGGGTCTCGGCAATGCCCTGAATCTTGCCAACAGTCCCGCGGTACTGCGCATAGTCCTGCGCAGAACCACCAGCGAGAGCTTCCTTGTAGTATTCCTCTCGTTCTTTCAGAACCTTATACAGGTGTTGTGCGAAGTCAACAACATCCATGGTTGTCAGTAGGTTCCGCTAAACTTGGTGCCTTGGGCCTTCCCTTTGCCCTTGCCAACATGCACCTGATCGCCCTTTTCAGCCTTGGGCGACACGTCCTTAGGCCGAGCCTTCGGCCGCTTGGACTTCTTCGGGGCGTAGCTCTTGTCCTTCATCTCAGTCTCCTCTGTTGCGCATTTCAGCCATGTCGAGGGTCGCCTCGATGCGCTCCCGGTTCACCTCGTTTCGCTCCTCGGCGATCTCTTCCTGCAGCTCCATCCGGGCGGCATCGGTCTGGGCGGCTTGCTGAAGCTTGTCGCGATCCAAGGCAAGCTTTTCTTGGTCGACTTGTGCGTCGAATTCCTGCTTTTGACCTTTGAGCGCCAGCTCCTGCTGCCGGATGCGGACCAGCGGATCCTCTTCCTCGCCCGGGGCGGGGTTGAGCTGCTGGATGAGCCACGATGTCAGCTCCTGCTGGACCTGCGCGACGCGCGCCTCGATCTGCTCTGGGCTGAACTGCCCGCCGCCCTGCTGGACGACCTGCATGCGCTGCATGCCAATCTGCGGATCGATCGCGCCCGTTTGTATCAGCATCTGGATCTGCTGAATCTCCTGCTGCTGCAGCTGCTGGATCTCCTGCTGCACCCGTTCCCGGGCCCAGTGGGCGATGTGCTGGAAGCAATGCGCTTGGATCGCGGCCATGACCGGGGGCGTCTGCTTGATGAGCGAGGACTTGGAAAGCGTGATGTGCGACAGCACGTGCGCCTCGTGGTCCTGCTGCGGGAAGGCCTGTGCCTGCGCTCCCGCGACGATTTCGGCGTTCTCCGTCGCCGGGTCCTTGGGCTGCGGTTGCGGCGGCGGCGGCAGGAT